AGTTGGTTTTATGTAAATCTTTCCTGTTAATTGATTTCTGTCTAAGTCAGCAGTATCAGAAGAAACTGTTACACGGAAATCGTATAAACCTCTATCTCTTCTAATCGCATCTAAGATAGGATTAACGGCATCTAAGAATTGTTGTCTAACAATTGCATCATTTTGTTCGAATAACAATCTAACAGAAACCGCAGAAATCAATTTACGTGCTTGTAACAATAATCTTCTCACATTTATTCTGTCAAGTGCTGACTCTCTAATTTGTAAAGTTTTGTTACCCCATATTACAGTTCCAACATCTGAGAAAGTTGCGATTGGGTTGATTCTTCCCTTATATAGAGTATCTCTATCTTCTTGAGTTAATTTCTTACGTGCTTTAACTGCGTTTACAATACCACGAGTATAACCTGCCGCTGCGAACCAAGGGAAAGCGATGTTATCTGTCAACGCTAAGTTTCTTGTAACTTCAGCAGTTGCTGGAAGATAAATTTGTGTATTATTAACAGAATCTCTTGTTAACACCCAAGGATAGTAAGTAGCAGTATAGTTAGAGTCAATTCCTGTTTGTTCTAAGTTATCTACCGCCTCTTGTGGATATATTAAGTCTGTTGATTCACCTGCGATTGGGGTAAATAAGTTGTAGTCAGGAGTTGTTACAATATACAATGAGTCAGCTCTATCATTTTCAATCATCTCAATTGCGTTTTCTGTTAAATCAGAGTTGTTTAAGTAATCAATACCCGGTGTAACAAACACGTTGATATTAACCGCTTCAGGATTTGCGAATGTTCTTTGACCCAATAAATAAGCGTAGTAGTCGGTGTTAGCCCAATCAACAGTGTTGTCTCCAACAGTAATTTGTTTGAATGCTCCCCAACCATTAGCGGTAGGATATTTAACAGATGCACAAGCCCCTCTTAAATAACCACTTCTACCTAATACAAATCTATCTCCATTTGTTCTATATTCTCTATAGATGTCCCATCCGTCAAAACCACCACTACATAGTAATGAGAATTTACGTGCGAATAAACGATAGTAAGGACTTGATTCTGAATCAGGGTCTGATGTGAAAGGTGCTGAACCTACATAAAATTCAGGAGTACCACTTGTTGTAAACAAATCAGGAATTGTAATACCTGATGCGTTTATATCCATATGGAAACCTCTTGTTTTATAAAACCATTCGTCACCTGTAACATCAGTACAAATATCTAATGGTAATTGTTTACCTTTGTATCCGTAGAAATCAACATCAATACCGATAGTGTCTGAAATACCCAAATAAGTTCTTCTAACATTATCACCTGCACTTCTGATTAAATCATCAGCACCTGATGCTAAACCAAATGGAGGATTATAAACAACTTCACCTGGGAAATCGTATTTTGTTTTGTAAATTGGGAATGGAGGTCTAACACCTGCATATTCTCTAAAGTTGTATCCTAAGAAACCACAAGGTAATGCGTCAACTGGTGCGTCTTCATTAATCTCAACCATTATGTATTTTGAATTCAATTGGTATTCACCATTCAAAGTACCTATTTTTTTAGCAATAAAGTTATTTTGATTAGGGTCCATTGAACAGTTTGTAAATTTCTCAATAACAACAGGATTAGCATCCGAATCAAAGAAATCACGAACAATAACGTCAAAAGTACCATTACCAAATGAAATGTTAGCAATTGATATTTTAACTTCAGTGTTAGCTGCGTCACCGTCAGCAATAGTTGTAAACTTGAATAAATTGAATACTTTACTACCTCTTAATTCAGAAACAACCCAAGGTGATGTAGGGGACTGATATTTTTCTAAGTACCAAGCAATACTTGTAGGGTCAAAACCTTGTCTTGCATCAGGTAATGCGGTAAGTTGACAACTTAAACCTCTGATATAACCTTTTCTCCAACCGTAAGTTAATAAAGTTTGGAATCTTTCTTCTACAAACAAAGGTGTTGAAGTTCTAGGTTTAGAAAAGTTAGATGTACCAAATACTTTACTGATATATTTCGGGTCAGAATTTGTGAAAGACGTTTCAAAAATAAAGTTTTGAGAATCTTTGTTAGTAACATTTAACGCGAAAGTTGCAAAAGGGTTTTTAGTAACCGCTGAATAAGAACCTGAACAATCCATAGTAACATTAGTTAAACCTGTAACTTCATAAACAGGACCATTATCACTTGAATAAGTTGCTATACCACGAGAACGTAGAGTTGCCACTACTAAATCATCATAATTTAAATAAGGAGTTCCTGAGTAAACATAAATTAATCCCATAAATGTACCTTGATAACAGTACGTTGGTCTAACAGTTGTCGTAGTTGTAGTTGAAATTGGAGTTGGAGTTACGCAAGGGTTTGTGGTAGTGGTTGTTGTTGAAGTACTTGTTGACGTTGTAGTTGTGGTAATAAATTGAGTTAATCCTGAAACAACCGACCAAAATGAATAACCTGAATAAGAACCATTACCGTTATTATCAAATAACGCATAGTACCATGGGTCATTGTTAGGGTCAGCGTAATTCGCAGTATTTGAACTTAAATCATCTAAATTAAACACATTTGTGCTAGCGGTAAATCCTGATACCGGGTCAGATAACTCGTCATAAGTGTCACCTGAAATTATACCATAATAATAAATTGATTCATTTTCTAATGTACCTGTACCAAAAGCGTCATCAACCATGATGTCATAAATTTGGTTTGTAATATTTTCTTGTAAACTAGATATTGAACCATTAAATTCTTCGTAAGGTAAATTATACTTTGCAAGTATTTCTGCAGGTAATGAAGACGTAAATGATATTGAATTAGGACTATTTGTACAACCTGTAAACGGTACCATAAATGGTATGACTTTATAATCAACACAAGTTGGTACACATTGACCTGATAATGTTGTTGCACTTTCACAATAGAAATCAACAGTTGCAGGGTCTACATTAGCTTTAGTTACGATAGACCAAGAAGGTCCCGCATCATAACCTGATAAACCTAAAATTCTTGTTACGAATAATTGGTTTGATTGTTGTAAATATGACTTAGCAATATATGCTGCTTCATATTTAGGAATTTGTGTGTTTATAAACTTCTCGGGAGATGTACCTCCAAAGAAAGTCGAAAATTCGTCAAAATTAGTGATGAAGATTGGTTCGAAAGCGGGACCTTTTTGAGTCTCACCAACAATACCTAGAGTTGTAACACCTACACTCTGTGCCACAAAACTTAAATCAACTTCAGAGGTATAAACCCCAGGTGATACGAATACTTTGTTGTTTGATGCCATTATAGTTTTCTTTTATTTTATTTATTTTATAGATAAATATTATGAAAAAAACCAAAATTCTTTACTTTGCGAATACTATTTATAAATTGGGTAGAATATTTTCTGCCTTTTTTCTACCATGAAAGAAAACGAAAAGAAAATTAAAAATTTAAAGATATCTGTTGATGTACATAATATATTGAAAACTTACTGTGACAAGAAAGGTATTAAAATGTACAGATTTTTGGAAAAATTAATAATTGAAAAATGTAAAGAAAAAAAAGATATCTATGGGGAAAACTAAATTAACCTATCTTCCAAGTAAATTGTAGATTCTTGAGTGTCGTCTAACTTAGTTACTACTAATTTAACCACGTCTTTCGTGTTAACTTGTATTTCATTAACATCACTTCCATAATATTCGTTGTTAATATAGACATCGAAAGATTGTACGTTTTTAGTTTCCCCAAGTATTAAGTTAGCAGTATAATTATACAGTTGTGATATTGTTGAATTACCAACAACAAACAATATTTGATTGGTTAAAACACTATTTTCTAAAACTTTTTTCTTGGCTCTTTTAGTTGTTGTTTTGTCAAATTCAATTACTTGAACAACTCTTGAAATTGCTGGTGAAACTTCAAATTCATCTTCATCAATTAAGAAACCTAACATGGTAAATTCATAACTTTGAACATAGTACTTTCTTTTTTCAACATCCATAACAGATTCATCTGTAATATTACCCATTACGATTGGAATATAATGACCTTTAATAACGGTATACGCTTGACGAGATGAGAATTTTTCTAATATGATTTTATTGAATTGATTTAATTCTCTCATACGATTACAAACAATCTTTACTGAAAATGTTATATCAACAGGTACTGGTTGAGGTATTTTATATATGTCTAAACCACTTCTTTGACCATCCCATGTTGGAACTTGTGCGTAGAAAAACAATTTTCTGTTGGGTATGTTGTAAAGTATAGATGGGTTAGTTCCAAATTTTACTTCGGGATTTCTAACAATTGTTATAAAAGGAGGTTCGGCATTTTTATCTTGATTTTGGAAAGTCCAAGTTTCAGTAAATTGAATCCAATTTTGAGTCGTTATGATTATATCAACAGTTGGTACTGTTTTACCATCAACAACTAATTTCAAATCTTCTTTAACAAAATTTAAAAATCCACCATCTAAATCGGCATGTAATATGGATTTAGGTAAATAAGTTCCGTCCTTATTTATTTTTTCTAACAACTCTTCTCTTCTTGGTAAGAGAGTTTTTGAGAAAGTTAGGGGTATATCTTTTTTTATTTTTTTTGGTAATGGCATTTATTATAATCCTCTGAATTCATTATTAACTACCGCAGACGCTATTGTTGACCTATAGAATGGTCTTGTTCCTGCGTAAGTGTGTTTATTATCTGATATAACACGACCATCATTTACAACAGTATAATATCTAACTCTTGTTTCTGATTCATAGTAACCTATGTAATCACCAACGTTTATATCAATTCCAAGTTCTTCTAATTGTTTTTGATAAACACCAACTTTTAAATTTCCTGGTTCAATTTGATTTATTTTACTGTTTCCTATGTTTTTGTTTTCAGGTTGAATAATTTGAACATACCCCTTAAACTCAACAGGGGGTAAGAACTTAATTCCATCCATTAACGCTTCACCATATACATCATCGGTTTTAGTTTTTTGTCTATCAACACGATATAATACTAAAGTAAAATTCATATCACCGTACAACCATTCTTGACCGATACCAACATCTAAATTAAAATCTTCGTCTCCAAAAAATTTTCCAAGACGAGTTATAGGAACTTTATGCTCTGACATATTGATAAATATTAAAAAGTTTACTATTTTTATATTAAAACTTTTTTTTAGTGTTTTGATTACAGGACAATCAATAAATCTTATCGAACAAAACGCACTCAAAATACTTGAGTCATATTCAGGTGCTAATAATTATATTCTCCGTATTCAAAATCAAATGAATACTAATAAAAAATTCTACCCAACAAGGGCTCAATCAGAATACATAATTAATTATCATGAAGTTACTCCTAAAATCGGAAAGAAATGGGTTGATTTAGACCCCTATTTTGCCAAGAAAATTGCTGATGAAAAACTATATACAACCATACCAGAACAAGTTTGGATTGAAAAATTGTTAGTTGAAAAAGATAAATCTTACCATGTATGGGGAAAAGTTTTTTCAGGAGAAACTATTCATGATTTTTGGTTACCTAAAGGAGCAATTATAAAAACACATACAGTTCAAAAAGTAGAAATTGATTATACAAAATATTCACACAGACCTCCACTCAACCATCAAAAAGAGGCTATAGAAAAGTTAGTTGGTTCAAAAAGATACATCTTAGCCGATGATATGGGTTTAGGAAAAACAACAAGTACAATTATTGCCGCCTTAGAAACGGGTTCAAAAAAAATTCTAATTATTTGTCCTGCATCACTGAAAATTAATTGGGAAAGAGAAATTAGAAATTACACCGATAGAAGTGTCTACATTGCCGAAGGAAAAAACTTTTCAACCGACTCTGATTTTCTAATTGTG